CAACTCTTACGCTGGATTCTAGGTACTCTAATGTTGGCTCGTAGTAACTTTGGCTGTACCTATATCTACGTTGGCAATATGTACCCACAAAATGCCATTCTAGAAAGATTAAAGAATAATTCTCAATTGACTAGTTTTATTGTTTGGGGCCTTCTCTCGGATGGCTCTTCTCTTTGGGAGGAACTTCGTCCTGCTGAGGAACTAATTAGTGAGTATCAATCTGCAAAGGAAATGGGCCATCCAGAGATTTTCCTATCGGAAATCTTAAACAGTACAGATATAGTAGGTGCATCAGGAATAGACATAAGCAAGATTCCTCAGCTTCCACCCTATTACGAAGGTGCAGAACCAGAGGGTAGCTTCATTCTTATTGACCCATCAAGCGGTAAGAAAGATGGAGATGACTGCACAATCTCTCATTACAGCGTTTGTGATGGGAAGCCAGTTCTTGATCACATAGTTTCTGGAACATTCACTCCAATAGAAACCATAGAAGCAGCCTTAAAGCTAGGAATGCAGTTTAATACCCGACTGATAGGGGTTGAAAGTGTGGCTTATCAGTCAACCCTCTTATTCTGGTTTGAGCACTATTGCAGAACAGAGGGAATTTCAGGATTTGAATTCATAGAATTATCCCCAAAGGGTCAAGCTAAGAACAATAGAATTAAGAAGGGGCTCTTAAAGCTCTTGGCAGGAGAAATTTATCTAGCTCTTAGCGTGCGAAGCATAGTTCTTAACCAAATCTCTACCTGGAATCCACTCAAAGTAAATAATACAGATGATATTATTGACCCGATTGGCTATGTAGATGAAGTCATGCGAGACTACGGGCATCTTATTGTGAAGAATACCTTTGATGTTGAAGCATTTGCAGCAGAAGCTAGTCATGGAGAAGCCCTTCCCTTCTGAGCCTGGGCCTTCGGCCCTATGTGGCAACCACGGGTAAGTTTTTCTTTTTCCAAACTCCTCCCTTCATCTTTGTCCAAACCATTTTCCAACCCATCATGGCAACTCAGCAAATTTCTTTAGTAAACAGTCTTTCAATAGACCAGCGTAAATCCCTCCTAGATTACGCCAAATCCTGTGCGCAACGGTCTAGCATAGAGCTAGGTAATTTCCGCACACTTCTAGAATATCGAGATAAAGCCTATCAACGGCAACTAAATACCACAGCAGAGCATATTCGTGCAGTCCACTCTAATATGAAGGGGGATGCTCGTAAGCTCCAAGACATTACTGTTCCTATCATCATGCCTCAGGTAGAATCTGCGGTAGCATATATGGCAGGCGTCTATCTAACTAGCTATCCTATCTTTGGAGTTATCGCTTATCCAGAGAACCAAAAACTAGCCCTTCAATTTGAGACAGTCCTAGGGGAGCAATCTCTGCGCTATGGCTGGGCTAGGGAGCTAATCAAAGTATTTCGTGATGGCATGAAATATAACTTTGGCATGGCAGCAGTTACCTGGAGAAAGACTCCATTAAAAACTGTTGTGACAGATACTACTATTTCTTCTGTGGGAATGGCAGCCCTTAGGGAAATGAGCTATGGTGGAAACAAGATAACTCACATTAGTCCGTATAACTGTTTCATGGACATGAGTGTGCCGCCAGCGTCTATTCACACCGATGGAGAATACGTTGGCTGGAATGAAATTATGTCAAGGGTTCAACTTAAGAGACTTCTCAGCCTGCTTGATCCAGCAAAGACTACATCTGCTAAAGAAGCATTTGAATCCTCATTTTCTGGTTCTTCTGGAGCTGCAAGCTCTGCTACGCGTTATAATGCCCCTACAATCAATCCTTATCTTAACATTGGTTCTGGCGCATTAGGGGTCAATAACTGGGCTTCTTGGATGGGCCTTTCTCCAGCTAATTCTAACATCAATTACAAGGATCATTACTTAGTTACTCATTTTTATTGTCGTGCCCTACCCTCTGATTTTGGCGCTCGGGGCAACCAGGTTAAAATCTATCATGCAATCATCGTAAACTGGAATACAGTTATCTTTGCAGAGGAACTGAATGTAGGGTATGACTATCTACCAGTATTTATCATGCAACCTCTAGAGGATGGGCTAGGCTATCAAACTCAGTCCATGCTGGATAACGCTCTACCTTTTCAAGATATGTCTAGTGCCCTCTGGAATATCAGTCTAGAGTCAAAACGAAGGTTAATCTTTGATAGGCTTATCTACAATCCCAGACTCATTGACAAAAAAGATATTGATCCGGCTAGTAGCGTAGCTCGTATCCCGCTACGAAATGCTGCTATCGGGAAAGATTCTGCAATCATGGGCCAAGCAGTCTATCAATTCCCTTATCGGGAGGATAACTCTGCAACCAACATTCAAATGTCTGATATGATCTCTCTTATGGCAGATCAAGCTACAGGCCAGAACAAAGTAGATAGGGGCCAATTTCAACCTGGGAATAAAACCAAGACAGAGTTTCAAACTGTCATGGCCAACAGTACTAGTCGTCAGCAGCTTGCTGCACTAGCCATAGAATATCAATTCATGACGCCAATCAAAGACGTTATTAAGGCCAATACGCTCCAATTCCAACCTACAGCTAAACTCCTAAACCGGGAAGCAAGGGAAGTAGTCAATATTGATCCTATTCAGTTACGGGAAACAATCCTTGAATTCAAGATTACAGATGGCCTCCTACCAGCAGATAAGCTAATGAATACAGAACTTATTACTGTATTCCTTCAAACTGCTCAAGCTATCCCTACTATTGTTACAGAATACGATATCCTTGGCATGTTTACTTATTGGATGAAGGCTCGTGGCGCTTATTGGGCTGAAGATTTCAAACGTAGCCCTGAACAGCAGCAACAGTTCCTAGCAGAGCTTCAAGCAACAACCGCAGCAACTCAGCCCCCAGCAGCGGCTACGCCAACTCAAGGGGTTTAATCATGCGCCCAGCCAATCTACGCTCTTTGTTTCCTGATACATCTAGCAAGTTCATGCGCTTCAATCTATCTCCTGAAGATGAAGCTCTTGCTACACAAGTTTCTCCAATGTTTCTAGCCTATCTTCAAAACAAAATTGAGGCGTATGCTAGTGCATTGGTTGAAAAGCAGCTATCCTATAGTCCTAATCCTGGGGATCAGGTAGCTGCTATTCTTACTCATGAAAGATATCGTAACTTCGTAGAAGCTTATGAAGAACTTATGAGTGAGTTGCTTGCTAGTTCCAACCATTTCCCTGACGGGAACCATTCTTCTTCCAACCTCTCGGAGTAATATCATGGCTTTTCTTTCTGGTATCTTTAATAAACAACCTCAGCCTGCGGCTGTTCCAGCCCCTCAGCCTGCGGCTGCTCCTGCTGCTGCTCCAGCTAATCCTAGTGCAGCTGCACAAATGACTTCTCCCTCCAATCCTAATGCAGACCCTGCAACTATGCTTAAACCTCTCGACTCTTTTGTCGATATGTTCAAGCCAAAACCACAAGACCCTAATGCTCCAAAGCAACCTACTCTTGCTGATCCTATTCTTGGCCCCCTTGACCCAAATACTTTCAAACAGCAAGTAGCTCAAGCTAACTTTGCCTCTACTGTACCGCAAGATATCATGCAGAAAGCAGTCAATGGGGATGTTGATGCCTTTCAACAAGCCCTTAACTTTGCTGCTCGTGAAGCATTTGCTGCTGCGGCACAACTTTCTCACGGCCTTGTTGAACATGGTTCTCGTACTGCTGCGGATCGTGTTAGTGCTTCAATGGATTCGCGTATTAAGAACTTCCAGATCAGAAGTCAAAATGCTGGAAACCAGGCACTTGAGCATCCGGCTGTTGCTCCAATGCTTAATGCAGTCAAGATGCAACTTGCAACCTCCAACCCAAACCTAACCCCTAGCCAAATTCAAGAGCAGGCTGAAATGTACTTCACTCAAATGGCTGATGTACTAACTGCTCCCAAGCGGCAAGCTGCTGAAGCATCTGCCAAACCAAAACAAGGCGACTTCTCTCATCTTCTTTCTTAAGGATTTTTCATCATGGCTGTTGGACTT